GTACCGGAAGATTCCTCTGTCAAAGATTTCGTTTGATGGTTACAAGAAAAACAGTAGGAATGGCCATCACTATAAATAGTTCGAGCATCACTACTGCCACAATTTGGACAAGCAACATGACTCTGTATGGGGACACTTTCGTTAGCCATTAGAAGGACTTTTGTCGTAAATGATTACTTCAAAGAGGTCCATCTCTTCATCCATTGCTGGCAAAATCATTTCAGTTGGCACTCCTAGATCAAGAAAGTGATTTAGAAGTGACTTGGTGGAGCGTCGAACATAGTCATCAAATGGATCAGTCATCAAACCAGTCAGAAGGGACATTGGGCCAGACACAAGCTTTAAATCCATGTTTCTCAGCCCAAGACATATATGAATGCTTGGAACCTTTTGAGAGTTTGTTATCTCTCATAAACACAAACCTAATATCAAGCTCTGGATGTTGATCTTTAATTGCAATATGTTTGCGCCTGTCGTTCGGCTTGAGAAAGCCTTTTGTCTCTAAATAAATGCCATTTGGCAGACAAAAATCAGGCGTATATGAGCAGGACAATGAGTAAGGTATTTTTGAAGGCTCATACAAATATGTATGGCCCTGTTTATCAAACGTCTTTGCAACCTGCTCCTCAAATTTGGAGCGGTAAGCCATTACTAGAAATCATCGTAAGCTTCAGCGTTTGCGCCTTCCGCTGCTTTTGGTGATGGCGATGCAGCAACAAACCCTGCTACAGGTTCCTTACCAAACATTGCCACAACATCATCAGGGCTAAGGTTACCTGAATCAGCAACTTCACCAGCTACAAGTTCAACAACTTGAACGCCCAATACTTTGATAGTCGTTCCAAGATTAGGCTTGGTATAAGGTTTTTGATCGCAAATGATTCGGACTTTGGTGCCTTTGCGAATTGATCCGCGCGTGGACTTATCAAGGATTGATCCCTCAGTGTCAACAAAAACAAGGTCTGGTCGGTTGGTGTCTCCACCGAAGCTGTATTTAACGAGGCCTTCTTCATCCCATTTACGAGCAGCGATAGTTACTCGATTAGGATTTGGTACTTTAGATTTAGCCCAATCCATTAGACCAACGTAGTCTTCTTCAACTTGTTCAAGTACATTAGCTGGCATTTTAAATGCAAAAGCCATAGAGTTGAACTTACCCGAAGGTTCATCAAGTTTAATAAAGCCTTCGAGAGTGGTATTAAAGGTGTAGCGATTAGCCATTTTGTTTGTTAGTAATTAACCTTTTCCTTGGCCGCGGCTTTGCTTGCGTCCGTGGTTAGGTCGTGAATGTCGGCCTTGGCCCTGGTGAGTTTTTTTAGGACGACCAGGAACCCAGTCGGTTTTAATAAATGTTTTCAAGGTTCAACAGAAAAAATAAGTTGATTCATTGACATCATCCAAATCAAGATCCCCAACAATTAAGTCATCAGGAACCTCAGCACCTATCTGCTTAGCCCAGTCTTGTAAAGGTTGTCCTTTAAACATTTCGGCAAAGTGCATTCTTAGTTCAATGGATAGTTGATCCATATCGCAAGAGCGAGCCATCACACAATCGTGAACGCAGCTGAAAGGATGTTCCCAGAATGCAAATGTGAAATGTATCAGCGAGGAGTCCCAACTATGGACAAGATTTGGACTTGTAGCAGATACATGATGGTTGACATCAACATCCCCCGGACCGAGATAAACACTTGCAGTGATTCTCCCAGTACCCATTAGATGTGTATTAATCCGTCTTACGACAGACTTGCGGAGATCTTGGACAACGACAAAGCCAGATGGAGTAACCCATTTCAACTGTTCAGCGCCGTTGTCAATCTGCTGACGTACTGACTTTTTAATCCACTGCATTACAGAGATAGGACCCTGAAACACAGCAGGGATAGCCTTGTCGTAAACAGCGTGTGTGATTGTGGTTAACAATCCAGGCTCTTTTAAATCTCTACCAGCTTCGAGAAGTGCGTCCCTTATGTAACCCCTTGCACTGTGTCTGGTTAATCCATAGCACAAGCACATAGTCGTTCTTTTGGTCGCCTTTCTTGTCATCCATTCGTGTAACTTTTCAGGCAAAAATTCCTTAGCTTTCTCTGCAATTACTGCATAAGCATCACTAGGTGATTCTGTCCTTACTACATTCACCAAGGTGGCTGCTGTCTTGTCGAGTGTCGCGGCGCTGAGATGCTGGATTCCAGATGCAGTTGCGTCAACACCGATCATCAAATTTGATGTCAGTTTAGTTTTAGCAATACAGCATTCATAGTATTCAAAACAACTTTGTAAGAAGCAGAATGGTTCACTAGCGTTTGCCCAAAGTTCCATGTTTTCAATGGGATCTGTAGCAACAGCAGTGATTAGTTCAGTGTTAGAGCGTGTCCACTCCAATCGTTCACTCATCGTCGCTTTATCGTGCCCTGCACAATTTGCGGTATGGATGGCTATCCAATATTCGTTAATGGGTCCATCGTCAGCAAAGAGATGTAACGCCTTTTCAGGGTCACTACCTTGCACTGTGAGTGTTGGTTGGATTGGATATTTACGCCCGCGATAGCAAAAATTCCAGCAGAGATAGAGCCGTGGGATTTCTATGAACTTGCGGGCAATGAACATCACTTCAGATGTTCTGATGTTTTCACGCTCTAACTGGGCGTTACGGTCCTCTAGGTCGCGTTTAGCACGTTTGTATGTCTTGATTTCTTCTTCGGTTGATTCAGGCGTCAGCGTGTTCTCAAGGGTTTTGCGCTCTTGCCTTTTGAATTGACCAATGGAGATCATGTTTTCAAAGCAATGATCCATAACCCGAAACGTTCGCTTGTCATAGACATAGGCAACCGCTTGTAAGTTATTGAGTGCTTTGATTGGCAGGTCTCCCTGCGGTAATGTGCAACCACCGCGCACTAGCTTGTAACCCCTCTCAGCTCCGGTGATATAGCCACCAATAGAGTCGTTACTCCAATGTTCTGGTGGGTGAATCATGGGCCACAGACAGGAAGCTAGGGTTCTTGCCTTATCCATAATCTGATCCTTTAGTTCAAGGAATTCAGGAGAGAATCTGATGATGGTGGCTCTTTTTCTTTTACCTTGCTGCGCTGTTTCGGTGATAAACCACCCCGTAGCGCGTTGGATGCAATCGATTAACCACGCTCCAACTTCATGTGAAGTGGTGGTTGACCATGTTTTGAATTCAACCCCAGCTTCATTGAATCCTCTTTTAAGGACAGTGAGCTTCTGTTGAGTACCTGTAGAGGCGTGAAATCTTTTCTGGATGTTTGAAAACAAACCAGGATTTTCATGTTGGTAGTATCTCAACCTGATTTCAGATTGGACAGCATGACCAACTTTTGTGCATAAGGTGATGTAAGTAGGCCGGCTTTCTTTACCTAAAACATCAAGACAAGTTTTCTTAGCTAACAGTGCTAAGACTTCAGGTTCACATTCACCCACTACCCGACGAATAGTCGCATAATGTTTTCCTGCACGGCCATTACCAATCTGTGTAAGCCTTTCTGAAACGACAGCACTAGAGGCCTCTAAATGAGTCTCTAAGGCCTTCTTTCCCCAAACTGCTGCTGATGCGTAAGAGCGTTGTTCAGCCCTTGTTGTACGCGATTCAAGGCGATGTATGGCCTCGTTTTTTTGATGTACGGTCTCTAATTCAAGTTGCCGTTCACGAAGCGTGTGTGCGAAACCGTTCATTGGATGAGAAGTGTTGGTAGAAATTGAGCTAAACGTCGTACATTTTGTTCATTTTTCTAAATGACTCTTCTGTAATTTCATCGTCATCTACTTCAACTATTTGACAATAACTAAGGAAGTTTGAGTATTCCTCAGGAGTCAATTTTTCTATTTCTTGCTGTGTTAAATAGCGCATTAGAATCTCTATGTAGTCACTTGCATATCTGCAATCGAAACCCCATAAGGAGTTACGGCCTATTGCTGGGTCACTTGCAGAATTGAAACGCCAGGTCAGTTAGAACCTGAATTTAATGTGACTAACAAAAACTCAGTGGTGTACTGGGTTTATGATTGTGACATTAACTCGGTAGTGGGAAAGCCTCCCCGTCCCGTACCCCAAATTCAGGGGTATTAGATCCGCGTAGTTCAACGGATACGCCTTTCTAACGTGGCTCCATTAAGAAGCAAGTTTTATTAGGAAACCCCCACAGGTGTAAGCTGCAGGGGCTGCGGTCGTGGCGGAATTGGTAGACGCGCGTGCTTCAGGTGCACGTATCTTCGGATGTGGGAGTTCAAGTCTCCCCGACCGCATCAGGCCCTGATTAAGGGAC